GCAATGTCTAGTGTATAAGACGGTGAGGCATCATTAATTCCTACTCGGTTATTAGTAGCATCAACGTAAAACGTACCAGAATCAAAGTTAAAGTTGCCTGACGATTCCAACTGGAACTGAGCGGTACCTCCACCTCCTGCTAGGGATACAATTTTATCAACATTTAACTGTGACATGTTTAACTTCTATCCTTCGTATTATTTATGCAGGACGGACAAGCACTACACCACGTTTGATGTATGTATCTTCATTTCCACTGTCTTGGTCGGAATGAATGACAATATGCATATCGTGGGTTTTATCAGATAATAAGTCAACTGTGTACCAAGAGTCTCCTGTTAGACTATTTGGTCCAGTGCCTCCACTACTGTCTCCTGCGATAGGAGTGAAGTTTCTAACGTATTCACTTGTGTAACTATTACCACTCCTAGAGAAGCAGTTATATCGGTTACTCATAAATCCACCAGGGTTATTACCACCAGCAGTCATTGTAGGTGTCATACCAGCAGTTGATGGACAACTGTTACCATCATTATTACTTATAGCAGTATAGTATGTGAATACATGCTGTGCGTCACCCTCACCTGAGTTGTTACGCATGATGGTTATACCATCACCAACACCTGATGATATACCTAGGAAGTTTCTACCATTAACACCATCATTTGAATAATAGTTATATAGGTTAAACTTCATTTTAACATAACGATAAGCGATTCCTCGTCTGCTAACAGTAGCATACTTATAGTCAGAACCACCAGTATTTCTATAATATCCATAGGTGCCATTATTGGCAAAATTTCCTGTAGGAGTTGAATCTCCTATATCATTTAACTGGTTACCACTTAATGCTGAGGCATTGGAGAACCATGCGTTTGCTCCTCCTCCATAGTTTGCCATAACGATATAGTATGGATGACTCTGCAATGGCACAAAGTACCTTCTTGCAGTACCATCAAGGTTCAAATAATAATTACCATCTACTGATACACCAGCATCAAATAATCCCTGCACCGAGTTAGGTGCATTTGCTTCGGATGATCCATCCATACCACCAGACTGTGCCATGAATAGTCCAGACCATGCACTACCAGTATATACCTCTAAATATTTTGTTTGAATATTGAACCTCAGCATACCAGCAACAGGAGATGATGGTCTCTCTGAAGTAGTCCCTGCTGGAATGGAGAAATTAGACAAATGAGTATTTGTCATACCACCTGCCACTCGCATATTCTCGCCAGTCTCCATCTCGATAGCGAAATTATTATCTGCTGGTGCAGTAAGATTGTTAACTTTAATAGTGCTCATCCGCCTTGACCATAGAAGAACAACCAATACATCCAGTTTTGACTGCCAGGGTTATTAATACCCCAACTACCAGACCAGTTAGGTTCTGGGAAGTTTTGGTTTGAATAGTTATTACCAGTATTACCAACCCAACAATGGTGCTCAACGTTACATCCATTAGATGCACAACCTAGAGCGTTAATCATACTCATAGTATAGTTTTCGCAGTTTGCAGGAGAGACGTGCCATGTGTTGTTGGGATTCAATTCACCAGCACTACTACCTCTATATCTATTATCTGAGTTACTTGCACTTCCTTTCAAGAAATTCATACCACTCAGTTGGGTACCACCGATATTTCCGTGGTTACCTAATCCTATATGGTCTTCAAACATCTCTTTCATGTTTCCACCTCTATTAGTGAAAACACCATTAATATATGCAACTTCAGTTGATAATGAATAAGGATCACCAGATGTTGACCATCCCTGCATTATCAATACGTCATTAACTGACCAGTTATGATAGTGTCTTGACTTAAAGTCAGCACCCATAAATCCTGACCCTGATCCAAATGTTGTTGTATTAGACCAGTTACCATACCAGTTATCACTACCACCAGTATATGAACCATGGTTAGTAGTATCTGTAATAGATGCTACACCTGCCCACCACTTACTGTTAGTATCTTTGTAGAGATACATTGTCTCTACTCCACCACCATCAAAGTTACAAGAGTAGAAACCATTAGAAGGATTAGAAGTAGCAACATTTCCTAATGTAGTAAATGGAGATGAAGCACTACCATTCTCAGCAGAATATACTTTCCATGTACTACCAGTATATACTTCTACTGCATTTGTAGATGTGTTCCAACGAATATAACCTGCCTGTGGACTGCCTGGTCTTTCACCAGTTGTTCCTGTAGGTAGACGCAATGCACCAGTGCCATCATGATAAATATTCCCTTGAACATTTAATGTTTGTCCTGCGGGGATATTTGTCTGACTGATTGTAGCAGCAGTACCTGCTAATCTTGCTACTGATAACGTGCTCATTTCGTTAGTATTTTCTTCTATTTATTGTCCAAAGAAGGGAAACTCTTCAACCCATGCAGTAGCAATATATTTTGTCCCATTTAAAGGTGGATTACCTCTATGAGAATGTGTCCATGCTGTAGGTGCAATGGTGAATTTACCCTCTTCAGGTTTAATTCTTACGTGTTGATATAAAAATTCAGTCTCACCACCATCAAAATCATCATTAATGTATAATTGAGTTGTGAGTATTCTATAGGGTGTTCCTGGAGTTGCTTCATAATGCCAATTATGAAACCCTTGACCAGGTTCAGTTTTTTGTAACTTGCACATTGTATGTTGAAATTTTCTTCCAACTAATACATCATACTTCTTACCATAATCATTCAGAGCATCTTCTGTTAAGAAATTCCATGCCCTATATACTGCCCTTGATAAGTTATCATGCCAGTATTCAGGTGTTAACTCATGTACAAAAACCTGCTCATCAGAGACGGCACCTCCCTGACCAGCAGTCCTAGTTTTAGATTGTCCTTGTACGTAATTATAATATTCTATTAAATTTTCACCCTTCAAATTAGTCTGATACTCAGATATAAAATTATCATGATGAGTCACATTTAGGATCCGAGGATCCATTCCATCTTTAGTAAAACCCATAGTTTATCCACTGGTCCACCGACCATCATTAAATATTTGTAGTTTACCATTAGTTTCATTAAAACGCAACTGTCCGTCTCTATGTCCTCTTCTAGGTGCGTTAGTAAATTGAGCATTTTCAAATTCTGAATCAGTACCAGAAGGTAATGCTAGATGTGAATTCTGATTCATTAATAACTGACTGTCATCCTTAAATATCATATCTGCCTCTGCCTTTAAAGTGACAGTGAAACTAGGTGATAATCCTTCTATATTACCGACATTCAGTTTACTATTCATCTAATACTCCATGCTGCGTTGTTTTCTATGGTGACTGTAAATCCGTTGTTAATTGCTATCGGACCTGCACTCATCCCGTTAGTATATTTTGCGTCCCCGTTTGCTGAGGGTCCAATTGTAATATTTTCTGCTATTGCTGCTGCATTTGTCCTAATAATACTATCTGTTCCTACAGCAGGTCCACCACCAGAGATAGGTGACCATCCAGCACTACCAGTGCCATCATCTGCCTTGTATATTTCAGCAGAGTCATTATCTGTGTTGAATCTTATTGTACCTACACTAACACCAGTAGGTCTGTTTGCTGTTGAACCAGCAGGAATCCTTAATACACTATTGGCATTAAGGAAACTTAATGTTGAAATAATTGCTTGAGTGCTAGTGGAAATCTGATTCCCACTAATCTGGGTAATTGCCATGATACTTTATTAGATGGGGAACTCTTTGATGTGGACAACATCAGAAGCAAGTGGTGCATCAGTAAAGACTACGTTTGCTCCTCCTGCGTCTACGGTATAGTTGGTACCAGCGATTTGGACAACACCATTTAGAGTAACTAATACAGAATCGTCAATGTGTGCTATACCTCCACTATATGTAGAAATTGCGAATGTTAATGTGCTACCATCACCTGTATATGTCTTAGTAATATACTTATCAGCAGCAACACCACCTCGACCAGTTACAACTAAGTCGCCATCAATCTTAACGTTGCCTAGGATATTCATTCGATATCCACTAACAGCAGCAGTACCAATACCCATATGTTGAGTACTTGCAAATGTTGCAATATCAATAATACCAGTATCAGTTAAACCAAACTCCTTCCATACTTGGTTATAGTAAATCCAACCAAGAGATTTACCTGGAGTCCAGTTAATATTATAAACTAAGTCTCCATCAGCAGGAGTAGTGTAACCAGTGATGTTAGAGAAGTCAGGTAGTCCACTTGCATCTTCTGGTGCAAGTAATGTCTGTTTGATAACTGTACCATCTTGGTTATAGTATGAAATTTTCTTCGCTTGAATGTTATTCGTAAAGGTTGTTAGACCTTGGAATGTAACTGGACCTGCAAAGATTGATTCTAACTGGTTAGATGCACCACCAATTACGGTTAGTTTATCTGTTAGTACCAATTCAGAGAAGGTTTCAATAGTAGTATTCTCTTCACCAATAACATTAAGTTGTGCAATATCTTCGTTTGTTATCTGACCTGTAACTGGGTTAATAACCTGGTTACCAATGAATAGGTCACCATTTGAGTTAAGTCCAGAGTAGAAAGCAACACCTGCTTCTTCTTTAATAGACTGAGAGAATTTAACTTGGTCATTACTTAGCGTTTCCACTTGTGTCTGCGGGAATGCAGTAGAGTAGTTACCTGGACCGAAACCAAGGTACTCAAATGTATGGTTACCAGATCTAAGTATAGAGTGTCTTCGCAATTCGCAAGGAATTGGTGCGACTGTTCCGTCGTTGTTTTCTCTGACATTAATCTTTCTGACTTCTTCATCACCAGCACGAGCAGTGACTGCAACGCTAGACAATCTTGCGTTAACTGAATCATAGTTGGGAGTTGTACCTGGTTGTGTCCATCCTGTATCTGATAATAAGAATTGAACTGCTTCCTTAGTAATAGACAGTTTAGGATCAAGTGCTGGAGTAGGTGTAGCACCATCAGTTGCATTGACTAGACCAATGGTTTGGTTGTCAGCAACAGAAATAGCAGCACCAGGGTCAGCAAGTGGGTTGTCTCTGTCGAATGTTGGATAGACTTCATTGACGTTCTGTGAGAACTTCCTGTCATTGAAGTTAGCAGTTGATGGAGCAATACTTGCACATAATAATGTTAAGTAGTAGATACCATCACTAACACCTCTTTCAAACTTCTGCACAATTTCCATATCATAGACATAGAAACATCTGTTTAAATTATAAGAAGTAGTATCACTATTAAGTGGTTGTAATACATAACCAGAGATAGGATCTCTTGGTAATGGATTGGTCTTATCTTTGTCTATAACATAGCGAACACGATATGTCCTGTCTGCCAAGTCTCTACTATCTGGGATACGGTTAAGGAATGTAGTAGGAGTGAAGTTAACAGTGTTGTAAGTAGTATTAGTTGAAAGCGTAGTGTAGATACCGTTGTTTGTTGCAGATACCGACAAATACCATCCACCAACACTATTGGCAACGCCATTAATTGTATAAGTTGAACTATCATATTGTAAAGGAGATCCAGCAACACCAGCATCTTTACCAGATACACTTGGACCATAAGGTGAAATACTTGCAGAGTGAGTTGTTGCAACTGCTGCACCTTGAGCAACAAGTAGACAGTTTAGTTTATCTGCTATAGCACTGTTTCCAGTACCATCTTGTCTTGCACCGATTGTATAACCCTGTACTCTATTTGTTGGTGGTGATGCCTCTACAGTGTAACCATATAGATATAGTCTTGTTCCTGGTGTACCACCCTGTCCTGCTAATGCAGCGTTAATTGTTTTAGTTCTTGGAATATCAATGTTAACCCAGTTAACTGATACTTCATCACCAAAGATGACATTACCATTAACTGTGCCAGTATTATTAGTAGTCAATGTAACTACTCTTGTAGATGTATTAACAGCACCTACTATTGTACTAGCAGCAATATTGGTGCCAGTAACATTCATACCTTGAAGCACACCCTCGATGGATCCATCATTTGCGAGTGTGATTGTGTTTGCTCCACTTGCACCAGTAGCAGTTGTTGAAATAACATCAAGTGCTTTAGGTGGTACAATGTGAGAGATTTCTCCTGCTTTATCTTTAGAGAATGATTTTGCTTTAAATCCAGCAGACCTAAGTGCAATACTACCAAAGTTACTGTTAGAGTTAGTAATTGACATGTCACCACCACTTTCAGCAGTGAAGTGACCTTGGAATCCAACAGCGAAAACAGAAACTGCCTGAATGAAAGCATCATTAGATGCCATGATGTGTCTGTGTCCCCATCCCTTACGGTATTCAGCGAAACCGTCTAGGTGAGCACCATCGCCAGCAGTTGCTACATCATAGTTACCAGTTGATGCGTTATATCTAACGAATGCTCTATCATCTTTCTGTAGTGATAGTCCAGTAAACTGAGCAACAACCATTGATTTGAAACCAGTTGCTTTTGCACCATTAGCGTGCATTCCATTCATACCCCACACACTTCTTAGTGATAGGTTGAAAGCATAAGGTGATGCAGAGTCAACTGTGTCAATCTCTGTCTTAACAGTTATATTAGTACCTACTGCGTTTCCTGTAGGTTCTCCTTGCATCTGATAAGTAAATACATTACCTGACGCTGATGTAACGGTGAAACTGCCGTTATACAATGAAGCATCGACTTCCGATTGTGGACCAGTTGATCCAGTAACACCAGAGATGTTAATGTTAACACCAACAGAGAATCCGTGATCTCGTGGGTTGTCGAACTCATCAACTGTAACTGCTGTTGCTGTTTGTCCATTCCTAGTAATTTGTAGGATACGATATTCATCAGAAATTGGACCAACGATTCTGTTTTCCTCAACCCTTGCCTGAATTTGGTCAGTTGATGGGTCTCCAGAGGTATCAGGAATTGTTGCGAATGCTTTAGATACTTTCTGATAGTATATCTCTAAGTCTGATCTTTCTAATATGTTTGGTACAGCAGAGTAGTCTGCATTTGGTACAGTACCACCAGAAATAAGTGTTGATAGTGTATTCAAACCATCAGCAAACTCAAAACATGTGAGTCTATGGTGTGAATACTTAGGTGCTAATGTCGTTACAGAGTCAGGTTTGAAATATACACCTTCCTCAGCACCATCAAAGAATGAGAATTGCCAGAAGTAAGTACCACCAGTTACCTTGAATATTGCTGTCCGAGGTGGAATCTGTGCTTCTGTGTTAATACCTTGTGCAGGTAATGTTGTAGGATATGGGACATACTTAGGAATAATCTTAGTACGTCTGAGGTCAGTACCAATGACTGAACAACCTCTTGGGACTATAACTCCTCCTTCAACAGAGTTATACTTATATAATACGTTATTTGGTGACGTTAAATCTAAGTTAGAGTTAGCATCAATAGGAGCAACGTTTGTGTATAAGACATCTCCTGGTCTGTTATCAATCTGATACTCAGCAGGATAGAGCATGATACTAAAAGCATCAAACTCGTCATTACTCAAACCAACTCTATATGAAAATCTTGCTACTTCTAGGAATGCCCTTTGTAGTGATTTAAAAGGACGCAACGCTGAGTTACCCCTGTTGTCAATCGCATCAGAAGCATCGAAATCATCAGGGTTGACGTATATAATACGTCCCGTACGGGACGTAATAATATTCTTTAGTCTAGTTAGTGACATTACCTATTTACTTTCTAGTTATTTATTTGGTCATCAACCACTACCACCAGCGACGGTTGCTGCTGGATCGAAGTTTCTGGTTGTGAATGCACTTGAAGCATCCTCAAATCCAACAAGAGTAGCAACGTTATTAGCAGTTGCATTCTTAATGATAAGTCTCTCGCCAGGTCCAATAACAAGTTGATTTATTTTAGCAATCGCATTGTTGCCAAGTGCTACACCAACAGCAATCCAATGCTTATCTTCTACAGCAGTTGTTGCTGTAGTGATACTAGAGATTGTACACTCTGTGCGAGTGCCAGCACCAAGTTTAGGATTGTCTAAGAATACATGACTCGTAGTGAAGTCAATAGAGTTTTTACCCTTAACGACTTTCAATGCAGTGCCAGTATAATCTCTGACATAACCATATGCTGATGCTGTTTGAGCAGTAACAGTATAAGTTACACCATTGAATGTAAATGTATCAGTGCTGTTTGTCCAAGATCCTTCTAAGTCATAGACATAGAATTCAGTATATTCATAAGTTGCACTAATAGTAATCAAACGGTCACTACCACCATAACTTGAGTTAGCAGCAGTACCAGTAGTACCTTCATAGAAGTACATATTGGATGGAGGTGACGCATTTGCTGACCAGTTATACTGGACATATGCTCCACTACTTCCTGCTGTACCGTTTGTTGTCTTACCAGTAGTATATTCTGTACCATCATCAGAGTTACCAGCAGTACCATCAGGTCCCCACTCACCATTAACTGTTGCAGATACATGGAAATCTTTCGATGCCATTGTTGAGTCAGCAACATTAAAACGATAAGTCCTGTCTCCAAACTGTGTAAAGGTTGTGCCTTTATACATGTCGTAAGTACCACCAGCAGTTGTCGTTGAGAATACGAAACTGTTTACTCCAGTAGCAATACCACCAGTAGAAATGGTACCTGTTGCACCACCACTTGCTGTAATACTATCACCAGCAGCATACTCGTTAGCAGATCCTGCTAGAGTTGTAGGTCCAATATAAACAATTGTACTACCAGACCCAGATGCTACTGCGTAGATGGTTGCTGTTGCAGTGTTACCACCTGACCCTTCTACGAATGATTCTCCAACTGCAAATGTACCAGATGTTGATTCTAGTGTGATTGCTCTAATCAAAAATGATTTAACGAATATCTCCGTATATGCTGGAGTATAAAAAGACTCAAACTTAGCAGTCTTTTCATTCGTCATGTTTGTGAGGGTTGTCCCTCCAGTTAAACCAGCAGCAGTTGTAATTGCTGTTCCAACTGTAAACCTATATCCTGTAATTATATCGCCTTTATGAAGCAAATAGGTTGATGCTCCAACTGCAAGGTTTTGGTCGTAATCTTTTATGGCAACATTATATGCTGCACCCGTGCCATCGTTGGCGATTGTTAATGCAGCAGAAGCAGAAGTTGAAACATCACATTCATACAGCACAGCGTTGCTGTTCCCCTGTTTATTCTGTGCAAGTATTCCTTGATTTGCCATGAGTTTTAATAGTTATGATCCTGCGAAGAAGAATTGTTGTTGTCTAGTGCGACCAGTCAGGTTTGCTGCTCCAATACCAGCACCGAAAGTAACATCGTCTAATGTTACGTTTGAAGTTGACAGTAATGTAGCGTCTGCGTCTGGAAACTTAATTGTTCGTGGACCTGTAAGATTGCTTACATCTAACGTCGCTTGACCGTTTATATTACCAGTCTGTTTAAAGACAGGTGCATAGTGGGTCTTATTATATAAGTCATTACTACTGAGAGCAGTAATAATTGTATTCATTCCACCTGAGTTATTTAGACTATTCGTCAGAGGGAATTGGAATGTTTCATTAGATAATGAGTTTTGATTTGCAACACTAAACGTTATCTTCTTAGTTGTCGTTGTTGGGTCTTGTAAAATAAGAGTTTCTACACTCTTGTTTTGTAGAACCTGGGTTGCATCAGTACCTACTAAGGTAATAGCAAGGTCAGGCATTGTGATTGTCCTGTTTGCTGTTAATGCAGACGTATTAAAGATAGCATACTTAGTTGCAACCTCAGCGTCAGCAGCAAGTTTTAGATTAACTAATGTCTTACTGAGAAGAGTTTGCTCTGCCTTCGTATCAATTAGAGTTGAAGACGTTGCTGTTGGTTCAGCAGTTGTTGTTACTGTACCACCATCAGGTAGGAAATAAGATCGTCGAGTGCCTGAAGTAATTGCCCAGTTAATCTGGAATATTGCTTCTTCCGTACCATCAACAAGAACAAAATTATCTTCGTCTATTAAGATAGTTTTGTTTCTTAGCGTTTGTTGTGTATCATCACCAACTAGGACTGTGCCATTACCAGAAGTAATAGCAGGTAATGTCATAATTCTGGTATTAGTACCAGTACCAACATTACTTACCTCAAATCGTGCTTTCGGACCTTGAGCATCTTCCAATACGAAAGATCCATCTGCCATTACGAATTGACCAGTTACTTTAACTGCTCCTGTGCCTTTAGGTGCGAAGACTATATCAGCATTGTTAGCAGTATCATCTAGTGCAGTAATATACAATGACGAAGATTCTGAGCTATTCAGAATACGAGACATATAAAAACCACCATCACCTATGGAAATTCCCAATTGGTCATAAGCGGTCTGGTAGAAACCTGTGTCTCTGTCCAAATCAAAGGATATACCTGGAGCATCTTTAGTACCCTGAGCAACACCTTTAAAGAGTTGATTTACTTTTGCTTTTCTGTTAGGAATCAATGGGTCTGATACCACAACAGGAAGAATTGCTTCTCCTGACAGATTAGCATCCGAGATTGTTTCTAACTGTGATATCTTTTTTGTTCCCACGAATCAATACACTATTGGCTACAGGTCTATTTATACGGATAATCAATCGGTCCGTAACCGAGTAGGTGCTCATACAATCCCATTGCTTTCTGAGATTGCCCTTCATGGTATTCTACTAGTTCCCTAGCAATGGATAAAATCTCTTCATATGCCTTTCTAGCATCATAAGAGTCATCATCAATATACTCTTTCAAGCATTCAGTTATGCGTTCCTTAGGAAGTTTCGCATAATCATAATTAACTTTCACTCTTTTTTTCCTCCATAGGTTTCTGCTCAAGATCTTTAGTAGTCATTCCATGATCCACAGTATATACATCTGGATCAGCATCTGGTTCATTCAGTAGTGCTGGATTGTTCCCTTTGGTCATGGAGTTTCTTCTCTTGTTTTATACGTCTCTTTACCATCTTAGCATACTTAACATCGTCTGTCGAATACCAATCTGGATGTTCTTTGGCTCGTTTAATAATTAGTTTGGCGGCCTTCTTGTCTTTCATTTTTTAAGAATCTGTATTTATCGTATTGTTTACTATTACCTTCGATAGTTATAACAATGGTATCGATAATACGATTAAAAGATCTTGACATCTGACGATATCCACTCCCGACATACAATTGCCCTGCTACAACTGCTACTGTAGCAGTTCCCCAAAACCAATAATACCACTGTGTCTTCACCTGGTGTTTCTTTGTTCCCATAATAAAACCTCGTTTTTACATAGTATAACACATTTGTAAAGGTATTTATACCCCTTTACAGGAAGTTACGAATTTACCCTTTGTCCTGGATGTCTGACCTAAATAATGGTAGACTTAAGGAGGTAAAAGATGAATCCAAACCATCTTTATTATGGTGTTTAACGTTAACGGTATGGAGCAACAAAACGATGCATAACGCAATTTCAAAAAACCAACTAGCAGATTGGTCATTGACCGATCATCAAGATCAACAATTAGAAGACTACTACGAATGCTTAGTTGAATGTATAGACGAGCAAAACTACTGTAAGCGAGTCTGCAAAGAAATTCTTATGTATCCAACGTAAAGTCAAAAAAAACAGTCACGTAAAAACCCCCTGTAAAGGGGGTTTTTTTATGAGTCTGATGGATTAAATACTGTCCTGTCCCAAATACCTTTAGCGTGACCATTATGTTCAATTAATTTCTGTGCCCATATCCTATCTTCCAGAGTCACCTCTCTATTCAATCGGGTCTTACACGCAATAACCGTCAATCTTAATCTATAATCTTTACTTAGCATGACGAGTCTTATTCGAGATTATAATGCAGTCATTTTCATAATCTGCTTTAAAATCTAAGACATCATCGTGATCCCAACATAACTCACCATATAATGCGTTGAGTGTAGCCATGTCTTCATACAAATCAGTTGGTTGCTCTTGCATCACTTGGTTTTTACCTCGTATTCGATAATAATTTTCTTAGAACTTCTTCCCACTGAATTTAGTGTTTGAGTCCTCTCCATTGTACCGCCTAATTCACCAGTGATACATAGCAATTCTGCTATCAAGTCACCTTCATCTTTAGTTTGAGTCATAGTCTAGGAATGTATGTACGAACTTTATCTGGTATAAGTGGAAGTACTTCACTTTCAACTTTATCGACAATTTTATCGACGATACTTATATCTATATCCATAAATGGAGGGATAATTCCAAGTAATCGTAGAGTGCCATCAAGAAACAATGCCAGGCATGTAAATCCAAGAATCATGGAAATGATAGTAGCATCTCTATTATGCTTACGCATTGACGCTTCATCAATTGCCCGTGCTTCTTCAAGTGCATCTGCTATAAGTTGATCAACTTGCTCCTTAGTATAGGTAAGTTGAGGAACGATCTCACGTATCTTATCTTCAGACATGGTAATCACAAGTTAGAGCAACAATGCTCCTATCACGAATCCTTTACCAAAGGATAACACGAGCATTTGGTAGTCTGTTAGATTGAATTTATCTTGGAGTTTCTTCGCTAAATTGCGATCCCAAGCAACAACCTTATCGAAATACTTTTTAATCATAGCATACCTGTCAAGTTTTAGGGTGGTTAAAGTTTTCTGATCCACCTCCCGCCCAAGGCGAGTGCTTCTCAGTAGCTAATCTATACATTTTTTCATGCATAGTTATATTATCTGCAATCTCTTCTTCTGGTCTTGGATTTTCGTTTGGGTCTGTCGCTATTGGCATTGTATCATGTGGATGGGGTACGTCGTCAAACCAGGTATCTAGCGGTAACCTGTGTAACGGTTTCTTCATTTTTTATTAGATTTCCATTTTCCTGTTCTTTTATCTAGTGTTCTAACTTCTCCTTTACGCAATGGTTTTTGTGCTTTCGTGACACGAATATCTCCTCTTGCCAACATTCTCTCTTTAGCAGCTAGAGCATCTTTGGTAAAATCTTTCCACTTTTTACCATGTGTTAACTGAAGTTTTCTGTCAGCAACGGCCTTCGTATTTTCAGCACGTTTCTGCTCATCAGATTTTTCATTGATGTTTTGCATTGAATTCCTTAAATGAGGATTGACAATCAGGTGGCTCTGGATATGAATACCCTTTAATTTTCATCCATTTGTTATGCATTGCACCTAGTATCCAAGATTGAGATAGACTTTTAGGTCCATTCTCTAACAACTCAAGTTGCTTCTTGTTGCTTGTGTATGCTTTGTATTCTTCTCTCCAGTTGGAGTCATCAAAATCTTGGGTCATTTTTTATAATGATATGAAGGTTTGTTGGTTTTGCCTAGTTTACCACTGCGTACCTTAGTACCAGAGGTCTCACCATCACCTTTAGGGTGTTTACCAGCAGCAGATTTTCCTAAATTAACGGATTTTCCTGGTTTCTTAGACTCAGTATCATGCAATCTTGCTGGTTTACTCTTGTCTTTGGTTATCACGGATTCTTGACCGTGCTTGCGTCCTAGACGACGCATTGTTTTTCCAAATCTACGTTTAGACATTTTATCAGGTTTTGATGTCTGATAGGAAACCTCTCGGCCAGTTTGTCCACTGCCATACTTGTATTCCCCAACACCTTTCTTATACCCGATACCCTTCTTCTTTAGATCCTTTTCAAGACCCTTTCTCTTACTACGATTTCCAGACTCACTATCTCCACGGTCAGCAGAAATATTCCCAGTTACCTGAGTTTTAGATTTCTTAAGCATCCTAGCAGTAGGATTTCCTTCCATGAATTGCTTGTAAGTCTTCATTGATCCTTAGTATCTTCCGTATTATTTAGTTGCTTCATTACTTCCTTATGATGATCGGAAGCTCTCCTAATAGAATCATAGTATCTTTCTAGTTGCTCTTTCTTTTCTTCTGGTGTTAGCATTACCATTTTCCGATAGGACAGTGCATTGACGGAATTCTGACCTTGATCGGCATAATACACCCACATTGACTGCAAATACTCAGTCTTTGTAGGTGCTCACACTTCTGGCATATCCCCATCCTAGTATTTGCTTGTCTAGGAGCAGGTCTATTGCTTAAAAAGTCTTTAATTTCGTCCATTTAAGCGTTTGATCATCATTTTCGTCGATTTCCTGATTTGACGCAATCGTGCAGAGGCAGCTTTACTCTTCCAGTTGCGTCCCCTTTTCCTCGGTGTTTCGTGTTTCTTGAGCAGCATCGACCTTTGCATCATCAGGTGTACTATTTAGGTATCCTTGCTTAAAATCTTCGACTTGACTTAAGACCTCTGGATCCACTGGTGGACCTGATTGTACTACAGGACATAAGAGAGCAGTTGCACCATCAGGACGTTTAATCCTAAAAACCGTCCGATTTCTTTCACACATCGTGAGAAGGAAACTTAGGTTAGATGAAGCTTCTGATTCAGTAACATCTTGTATTTCATTCATTTTCTAAAAAGCTGAATTGATAAGTCCGAATTTCTGCCTCTGTGACTGCTTCGATACCTGCTATGGTCTCTGCAAAACCCTCGGCACCCTCTCTATCCCATTTCCATTCCACTCTTTTGAGTTCACCCTCATCAGAGAGGATAGTAACACTCCTGTCGGAAAAATTAATGATAATTTCTTCAACCTGTGAGTCGCACATCAGATTATTTCGGATACTCGTAGTATAACATAGGTGTCAAGTCAATTCAAGTATATAGTCTTTGCAGTGAGTTTCATGGTCTTCTTCGCTGTAAGAGTCATAGGACCATCTGTAGCATTTGCTGTAACTGACACTTTTGCATCCAAAGCGTATGCACCATCTTCAACATCAATTGTATATCCACCCTTCTCAACAGTATGGGTAGCACCACCAGCAGCACAAGTCATCATATATGGACCTGGTGTAGTAATAGAATAAGGTGGAATTTCAGTAGTTGATGATTTAATCTGTTTAAAGTTAATTGGACCACCTACATTAGAGAAACGTCCACCAGAAGGTGCTTTAGGATCTAAGTAATTTAAGTTTTCTGTTAATGAGCAAGCATTAAAGGTAATAGCATTACCAGCATTGATAGTAAATTCTCCTGGACTGTATGTCTGTGTCTTATATGTGCTCTTAAAACTAGATCCAGCAATAACCATATCACGAGCACCCAACTCAAAGTTAGTTAAGTTGAGTTTTAGTCCACTACCAGCAAACTGTAAATCAACGTCACTACCGAATGAAACTTGGTGTTTCTGGATTTTACCAGCAGAACCACCTGACTTACCATTCTTATCAACCTGTTTTGCTGCTCCTTGAGCATTAAATGCCATCATTCCACCAACGGTAACATGCATATCACCAGTTACATGTAAACGATAATCACCTTCAATGGTACGACAATAATCTCCATCAACTGTCTTACACTCATCACCATGCACTTCAAGAGTATGGTTACCTGCATAAGTTGAATGGTCTGCAACCATATTACCTTCATCACTTTCTGAGGTACCACCAGTTGCTGTTTTAGTAGATGCTGCTACAAAATCTGCTAATTCTTTATCAGTTATATTTGGATTTTTCCTTCTTGCTTCTTGTTTTGCCTTATATTGTGCTAATTGAGCATTATTTTGCTTAATTGAGTGGAATGTTGACCCAGATGCCTTTTTAGTAATAGTTGCTTGTCTACCAGGTGTGCCCATTTGTGTTTCATAAGCACCACTAACATAATTCGTTGCATCAGTCAAATATGGGTCTGCCTCTGCTAAGAAAGAATCTAAGAAACCTCCACCACCATCCTGATTAGCAGTTCCATTATCACAACTACCTTTATTTGACCCCATCAATGCCTTTAATTTAGCCAAATCAGCAGGAGTACATTTAGTAGTACCAAAGAATGGTTGCCAACCTACATTATCACCACCATCATTTGCCGACCTATCACACTGAGGTTTTAGTTTAGTAAAGAATAATGCTAATATACCTGCAAATAATCCACCAGCACCAGTTCCACCAGGAACAGCAATTTCGTTAATATCGAATTTCTCATCCATGATACCTGTGCCTGATGCCCACTTTTCCATAATACTACCAATTCCTGCTTGACCAGAAACTAGACCCTTAACTGTTTTAAGAATTCCACTAAGATTCCCAATCATTCCTTGCACACTACAAGTAATAGAATTTAAAGTCTCTTCAAGTCCTTTAGTTGCCATTTCTGCTTTTGAAATGACTCCATTTAACTGACTCTTAATTAAACCCTCAATTGTAGCGATTGGAGCTGAAATAAGAGAAGAAAGTTGAGCATCTAATCCGCAAATCGACCCTAATAATGCTTGTAGTGCTTGCTCAATAACTTTAAAACTTTCGTTGGGTACACCTGTAAAGGATTGCTTAAATGACTCATTTTCGATTTTTTGGACTAACTCGTCTAATTGCATCCTCATAGCAGAAATCACCTGAGAGAATAATGCTCCTAGGTAATTTTTAATCTTTCCTGTCAATTTCTCCATCGTAACCAACTTACCTTCGACAACATCGATAAAATCGCCATTATCGCTTCTTACAAGTTGACTAGCAGATACTGAAACATCCTCTAAAAGGTAACCTAGCTGATATTCCATAGTTTTGTATGGACCACCTACACCGTTAGCAGCAGGAATTGGATTTTCGGGACTTCTTGGTTTTTGGGGATTACTGCTACTTCCTGCTTGTCCAGGCTTATTTGCATTATTAAAAGGTGCTCCAAAACTACCTGGTCCCACTGTTTCTTGTTGTGGACCAATAGCGACAGAATTGGATTCTGGAGGTTCTCCAGTATTATCCTCCATAACGTTAGATTCACCAGGTGGCAAAGTTGCTGGATTAGGTGATACACCGTCTGGATACTCTTGTGATGAAAATATAAACTTCTTCTTTTTCTTCTTATATCCAATATGCGACCTCATAACACCCATAACAAGAGGCATTTGAGCATCTTGTCCATCCATAAAGAATCCCATGACAATTGCACCAGGTTGCAACCATCCACTAGATTTACCTAATCCCCAAGACCCTGCTTGGTCTGTAGGTTGTAAAACTGTAGCCCAAGGCAAATCATCGGTTTTTAGCTCTGTAGCAGTACCACCTTTTGGAGTTGTATAGTAGTTTAATACCCTACACTTAACACGACCAATATGGAGTGGATCTTCATTATCCTCTACTTCGCCAATCCACCAATAAAAGCCATCTTTACCTACAAAGTTGGTAGTACTTTCATTAAGTATATTGTCAACGTTGTTAGTACTGACTGTCATGAATCTAAATTTTTTAAGTATTTATTGAAAAACCCTAGGAGGTAAAAAATGTGCCGAGTTTTTTTCCCGCCTTTTTGGGAACCAAAAGTCGAATTATATATGCCATCAGAGGGATTTGAACCCCCGACCTTGGCTTTACAAAAGCCCTGCACTACCACTGTGCTATGATGGCTTGATTTTGTTGAGTCGGTACATCTCATCACCCCCGAAAACTTTGAGTCCTCCAGGAGTAACAGCTTTGTCTTTACTTTCGTAAATGTCCTTGGTGATACGTACTTCAGATGTCACAATGCCACCTGCAATGATACATTGATTACCAATAACACTTCCACGCCAAGACTGTCCATCCCACGTGAATATCATATCACAATTAGCGTTTCTTGTCCAGTCTAAATTATAGTTTTCTACAACAATACTATTCGGGAGACGCTCCACCAGTCGATGATACTTCTCCCGATATGGTTTATCTGGTCCTTCACTCCTCTTCCATTGCTTAGAATGGTATCCTCCTTCTACTTTCTCCCATAGAAGGAATACCTGACTAAATTCGGTTGGGAATGATTGTGCTTGTCTTTTGTTATTATATAATCCTAAAAGGTAGGATTCAAATTCAGTCGTCAAAGACTTTGCATTCTGGCTCACTTGGATTCATCTCACAAAATAATTCTATACAGTTTGGATCGTGATGATCTCCTGCTACGATCTCTTCGTGATGGTTGTGCTCATACACTTCTAATTCATGTAGCTCCTCTTTAATATGCCTTCTTGTTTGAGGTGAAATTTGAGGATCAGATAATACAGCCTTGTCGTGCTCTATGTGTGCTTCAATTGTTGTCATAGGAAGTTACCCCTAGTTATACGTTACTATTTAGGTAATGGAACCGAATCCCGACACAACATTAACTCAGTATAGAGTGTTTGATTGGCATATTTATGACGTAGACCTGAAATCACATAGCGTCCGCTATACTTATAGTCTATCTCAATCCTACTACCAACTGGTTTTGTCTTAGGAATTTTAATATCGACTCCATATCCTGAGTATAAGTCAAGATTACCTGGAATGACAACCAACAACTGTACATTTTTTAGGGATTGCACACGTAAGTGCTGATAAGACTGTAGATATGGTATCTCATCATAGTTTTTTGATTCCTCTGTCTTCTTACCGAAAGAGAAACTTCCTACCTTCCAACGAGGTTTATCATACATCCTATTAGGTAAGAAATCATATCTAATTCTCTTAGGATTCTGAATCAATTTCTTAATGTCTTCATCATATGTTTCAACAGGATTCTTAGAGGTTGACTTACCTACATGAGACATCTTACCCCAAAACTCACTGATGTCATACTCATGAGCATGGGTAGCAGTCAACATATCTTTTGATATCTTTCCGTTAGCAAACATGTTAGGGTCAAACCCTACACTATATCCTGACCACGCACCTTGTCTTAGTCCTGTTAAGTAATCTCTATCATTAGGGAACACAATACCTTCAATCTTATAGTCATCATTGTCTTCATCACCTGATTTCTTAGGTGAATAAGTGTATTCATATAGTCTTGCCTTACCTTCAGTCATATCACTATCACTATCATATGACATTGCATTGACATCATCTATAATCTTATCAATAGACTTGAAATGATATCCCATTATGTTTTCCCAGAATAGGAAACCATTTTGTTTCTCATCCTTTGCACCACCACCAGCAGCCCTAACAGTCCTCTTTGCTATCCAATAAATCATATCCATGATTCTCCAGTTGGATGCAACAAAGATATGTTTATTCACTGTCTTCTCTGTATGCAATCTCTTCCTGGTATTGAGGTAATCTTTACCCTCAATCAGTTCCGTAATCATCTCACTTGCTTCTACCTTATTCTTAAACAGAGTCTTAGTGTTACCAAACACAGTCAGCACTTCATTCTTTAGAAACTCATCAGAGACACACTTAACTGTGTATGCTTCCACATTACCTGATCTTACCCTATCCTTAATAGTATATGCTCTCAATAAATAGGTTGCTTTCTTTTGTGTAGTCTCAAGTTTCAACTCCCATATCTCACTACCATTAAGAGTACCAATAACTCCACTAGCATCTTCAAGTATAATCTCACCTTCAAACGTTGCTTGACCAATACTTTCAGTAACAAACGCTGCTGTAACTAAGACACCAAGATCAGTAGCACCCTCAGCATTCTCTACATACTCACCATCACGTTTGATTTTGAGACCAATTGATACATCAGTAGATGTCTGTCGCTTCATTGCCATAGTTTATTTCCAGATACTATTGTACGATTGTAATTGGTCAACCAAACTTGATGATGGTTTGCCACCTCCACCAACAACAGTTGGTTTCTTACTTGCTGCTGCTCCTTTAGCAGCAGAGACTTGTTTCATTGAGGAAGCACTAATCTGTGCAATCTTTGCTTCCTCTAACGCAGCAAGTTCCTGTGCCTTCATAATGGCTTCCATTGCTGCTTTCTGTTTCTCTTTCTTTGAGTCACCCTTCATACCTCTAACTGCATCTGTTGCCTTAGCCATCACTCCTTGTGCAGTTGAGCTAACCTTATTCCATGCTCCTGTTGCTAACTTCTTAACTCCTCTAGCAGCCTTCTTAATCTGACCACCTAAGAACATTGGTTGTGGCATAGGTAGCACAGGATTGAAGGCACCACCATGAGACATCAGATTAATAACTGGTTGGATTGTAGGTTGT